AGGATTCGTACGCGAGTTGCACGGGCAGATTGGCGACACACGAAAATGACGTGGTGTCGGAGTATCTTTTTAAAACGAAAGTGATTGAGTCTAACGATTTTATGAATATTAGACACACTTACAGTGAATTAGTGGTGAGTTTTGGAAAGCAAGGTCTAAGTACACACACGCATGGGGAATCCGCGTGTCGTAGAACGGAAGCATCACAGGCCATAGACAGTCTAGGATGTTTGAGCGGTAGATCGGTGTTGTTCTACCAAGGATCTTGCGCGGACTTGAGGAATAAGCGGAAAATTAGTAGGTCACATTTTTGGGTGAAGGATCAAAATGTGGCGCCAGTAGTAGCGGATATTTCTCCAAATGATATCATAGCTATGGTGGATGTAGATTATTATGTCGACATGCCAACCTTAATGTCAATGCATTGCAACATATACATATTGTATACGTTTGTGCCAAGTCAGGCTGCGAAATCTTCTGGTGAATACAAATATACATGGAACATGGATAATTCTATTGATTATTTAGTTTCTGGAGGTGGCAGTTATCATCATGAATTGTGGGATTATGATGGTGATTCTATTAAAGTACGCCGAAAAATCGGTCCTTTTACTCATACTGTTTGCACCTATTTAGTGGAGCGGAAGATGGTGGATGAAGATCACTATCTCATATTATTGGTACCAGTAAGCAAACACTGTTGGTTCAGTGCTTGGGTCGCTGATCGCTACCTGGCCGGCAGGGAGTTATCACGCTTAGGCCCGTAACCAAAGAAGGCTTCGTTAGAGTTCTTTTGAATTCAAAGGAGGGCCTGCAAGTTAGCACTGGCAGAGTACAATGTTATTCTGTCGCTGTTGTTGATGCCAAAATTGATGATGAGATAGCAAGTATATCAAGAACATCTAAAGCAGAACTGACTAGAGGCGCAGTAAAGAGTAAAATGGCCCTTGAGGAAGGAAAATATTCAGCAGGTAACATACCAGGCGCTGAAATATTGCACGAGTATCATTTAATGAAGACGAGTGACGCACCTAGAAGTGTTTCCATCCTTAAGCAGACGGATTTAAAACCAAGGACGTTTCAATGGACAAGTTTGCCTAGTGATTTGGACATTGATTCCGTAAGCAAAATGGAAGTGTTTATGAAGCCAATCTTTGATGGAGCAGTAGTTCCAAGTAATTGCAAGAACAACGAAAAGAGAATGGTGGAGGAACGAATTACTAAATTGCAGAAGAAAGTGGTTGGTGTAAGCTCCTTTGTTGAACGCACAACAAGGGAGTTTTTGGAGTTTTTCATTGGCGAGAACCGAGGTAAATTGCATCCGGTTAGTAATGAAGAAGTGCATTTGAGACAGGCAACACCTACTCAAAGGCGAGTTATGGCGATGTCTGAGGATGAAATTCCTCTAGATAGAACCGTAGACTTCTTTATGAAAGCTGAGGCATATCCTAAGGTTACAGATCCCAGGGGGATTGGTGTTCTCAACAAAGTAGACAAAAGAGTGTATGCAGCCTATATATATAGTTTGCAAGATTACATGAAAACTATGCCATGGTATGGATTTGGTATGACGAACAGCGAGATCGCTCAAAGAGTGACTGAGATCGCATGTAGAAATGAAGTTCTTATTGAGACTGATTTTTCACGTATGGACGGACATATCAATAATCCTGCTAGACTGGTTGAAATCGGAGCGATTATGGGTCTTTTTGATCCTAGATATCACAACGATCTGTATGAAGCAAACTCATCTCAGATGGAGCGTGATGCCGTTACTACTAAGGGCGTCAGGTTCCATACTGGGTTAGCTCGCATTCCAGGATCTATGCACACATCAGTGTTTAACACTTTGGTTAATGCTTGTGTTGCATTCCAAG